GTCATAGCTCTTCTTTGCGGCAACTGGAATCACGAATGCCTGCGTGATTTCCGTGTCGAAGGTGCCACGGTCTTTCGGATCGCCCTTGTTCCAGGAAACGTGCTGGCTCAACATTATGAACGCACCTCAAAAATCTTGTTTGTCAGGGACGCTTCCGTGAAAACCTCAAGCTTGTACCCTGAGATATCAATGCTTCCATTCAGGACAATCCCGAAATTCCCGATTCCGCGCAGTTCACCGACAACCGAACCGACTCCGCTTGACAACGGAACGTCCTTGGAGAAGGTGAGTTCTTCGGCATCAATATGCTTGTAGGTGTTCGGGTGAAAGAACTCCTTGTGTGCCGGGTCGCTCATCGAACAACACCGCTCCTGCCAAGACGAAGCACGTCAGGCTCCGCCGTGATTTCGACCGCCGAGCCAAGCGGGTCGTAACCCATCAGGGAAACGATGCCGTTTTCATACCTCTGCTCGTACATGCTGATGGTGTTTGCGTCTGGCCAGTTCGTGATTCGCATGGCCTCCGCGACTGCCCCGAACTGGATGACTTGGTGAAATTGAACCGGAACAATCGGAACATCGTAATCGCTCGTCATGTCTGTCTGAATGGCAATGTAATCCACGGAGATATCCGTGATATCATCTGCCGATTCAGGGAGTATTTGCAGGATGAATTGACCGGGCGGGTCAATTTCGTAGTCGTCCTGAACAGAGTAAATCAGGTCTGTTCCCTGAACTGTGACGGGGGTGACGAGCGTGAGCCTCTGACGGAGAACATCAACCGATGCTATCTCAATCGGGGCGGCTTGACCCTGAATGTTGATATAGCGCCCGGTCATGTCGGCGGTGAAGTTCGTGACGTTCGGGGAGCCATAGACAATTGAAAGGTCTCCCGATGTCGTTCCGTTCCCGTAGATGCTGACTCTTCCCGCCTGAGATTTACCCTTGAAGTCCTGCATGAGTTGGATTGTCAGGGCATCCGATATCGAGCGCACACGGTAAATCTCTCCATCGCGCTTGCTCTTGAAGAACCGGCCAACCACTCTGCTATCAAAGCCGGTGCCAACCCCCGTCACCTCTGAACTGTCGAAGGTGGGGTACACCGTTCCCTGACTCCAAAACGGGGATACGGTGAGTTGACGGATGGTTGCGATTGGATGGGATGAATTGAATCCGTTGCCGTTCACAAATAGGGGGGCATCCTGCGGGGAGTAAATCTCCGCCTTGATTTCCCCGATGAACAGATTTTGCAATGAGCCAAAGTCGGACGGGAGGGCATAGTCCGTCTCTCCGGTGACGGAAACTATCTCCGCTGTCCGGTAGAGGAACGGCCAGTCATCCTTGCGGGACAAAATATCCTGCGCCGTGGCATTGATGATGTCACGGACGGTCTGCGCGAAGTGGTCGTCAGCGCTTGACGGACGCTTGCGTATTCTGCCGCTGACTGCCCTCTGTAGCTGGATGAAGTTCACCGTGAGATTCCTTTGCGGGTGAATGCTTCTCCGTGCAATGCTTCGCCAGGTCAAGAGCAGTCCGGCAAGGCGTTGCACAGAAGGGGCACTTCACGAAGGAATCCCGGCCCGTGACGGCATCGGCAAAATCACCCTCGGCCTTCTGGATGAAGCCGCGCTTGAAATCATCGGTGCTTTCGATGAATTCAATTTGCCGCTTATCCTCGGTCGAGAAGCAACCATGCACGTTGCCGTCTGCATTGCGCTTCGGTCGGAAGCGGATTTCCTTGAAGGTGTCCTTCTCAATGTCTTGGTCATAGACATAGGAAGGGGCATGCAAGGTCTTATGCACATACAAAGCCATCGAAACCTCCGTGATAAAAGTGCAAGAGGGGAAGGGCCGGTCGGCCCTTCCCACCCTTGCGGGATTTGCCAAGAATTACGCAACTGCGAAATTCTTGTAGATGCCGTGGCACTTTTCGAGAACGAGCTGAACGCCCTCCTCGGAAATGTACTGGTGCTTGCGGCTGTCGCTGTCGTTGGCCTGCACGTTCATCATCAGCTTGACCGGGCGGAACACGCACCGCTTGACCTTCTGAACGTCAAGCGCGATGGTATACGAGCCGTAGGTCGCGCCGATGAGTTCGCGGTGCATCTTGAGCAGGGTGCGCCCGTAGGGGCTAATCCACTCGTACACCGCGAGACCGAACGTGCTGTCATCCATCTTGAGCTGGAGCTTCGCCATGGCGAGATTGGCGACTGCCTGCATGAAGGACGGGGAGGCGAACACCCACCGCTCATCGGAATCGCCGTTCTGGAACAAGTCCTTGAGCCATGCGTTGACGGTGGCCGTGGAGACGCTTGCCCCGGACATGTTCTTGACGTTCGTGGTAATCATCTTGCAGATTCCGTTCGTGAAACGCCGGGGCTTGCCGCCGGTCGTCTCTTCGTAACGGGTGCCGAACAGGAAGGCGCGTTCGCGGTTGCGGTTGAACTCTTCCGCTTTCTTGGCGATCTGATACGCCTCGTCCCGCTCGTCCGTCATCTCGCTCTCGGCCTCGGTCTCGGTCATGTCCACGGTCTCTTTCATAATCTGCGCGTAGTTGTACTTACGCGAAGGTTCCGTGGTGATGGCCGCGGGGGAGGTCGAGCCTTCCGCGAAGGCCGTGCCTACTTTCAGCAGTTCGTCATTGTCCGTGATGGTCGCCGGGGTCGTGCCGCATGCGCCACGGGTCACGGTCAGCGTGTTGGTGCTGTCCACCTTGGAGATGACGAGCAGTTTCTCGCCGGTCTGCGTGACCTCAAGCACGTCAGACGGGCCGAAAATCGTGGCATCGTCAACCACAAGCGCGGTGACGGAAGCCAGCGAAGTGCCGCTCTTCTGCGTGGAGGTTTCGATGAGCGCGTCTTCGTGCCACGAATACTCGGGGTTGCGAAGCTTGCGCGTGCCGATGGCCGAGATGATGGCCGTGATGGGAGTCTGGTTCGGTTTGAGAAGGTGAATCTTCTTCTCAACGTCATACACCCTGCGCTGTTGCAGGATGTCCAACGTGTCTCTCATGCCCTGAATCTGACCCATGACTTGATTCCTTTCCCGCTATCTTGATATCACACGAGACGCGGGGTTTTACCCGGCTGTCCAAAAACCTGACTTACGATGCTATCTTCCCGTGTGGGCTTCTTCTTCCCGGCGAGAGTCGGCCTTGGCCTTGAGCCTCCGCTTCCCGCTCCGCCGTCCACGAACCCGGCCTTGACCTTTCTTTCGCGCTCGGCCTGAGATTCCGCTGAAGCCTTCGGCTTTACCGCTGAAGGTTTCGGAGGTTTCATGCCACGCACAATTCGGAACAAGTCAACTGCCGGGAACTTTGAGTACACACGCGGGTTCCCGTCAATCAGTTTTTGAACATCCCCCATGAGTTCAAGGTAGTTCGGAAATTCGGTTTTGATTTGCACGACTTGGGAAGCTTTGTCGGCCTCTTTTCTTTCGGCCTTTATCTTCGCAGTCGCGGCCTTGACAATGAGCGTCACAGCCTGTTGCGTTTCCGGGTCAAGGCGTGAATCCAGAAACGCTTTAGTGTCCTTGTCGAAGACAGGCTCTTCGTCTTCTTCTCCGAGCAACGGCTGAATTGCAACCCCGCTGTCGGCGGCGGTGCCTTTCGTTGCGGCGAGCGCGGTGAATGCGTCACGGAGGGCTTTGGTCTCGGCTTGGAGTTGTGCTATCAGACGGTCGGCGTGATGATAGCCTTTCTCAAGCTCTTTGACGTTTCGGTATTTACCGGCGAGAAGGGATTGGCCTGTCTCTCCTTCTCCTGCTTCCGGTTCCGCTTCTTCCCCCGACTGCTCTCCGCCTTCTGCTTCTTCGGTGCCTTCGCCCCCGGACTCGCCTTCTTCGCCGGTCGCTTCCGAAGTGGTTTCTTCGGATTCGCCCTGCGCTTCAGAATCATCCGTGGACTGTTCACCTTCGTCTTCTGTTTCGGGTTTGGTTGAGCCGGATTCTTCTGCCGCGGGTTTCGCGGGTTTGTCCGGCTTCTCAAGCATCGCTTCGGCCCCTGCATCGCTTGTCAGCGATTTGAGCAGGACTTCAGCATCCATGTTCAGCCTTTCTCTCCGCCGTCAGCGGAGTCTTTAATGTCCTCGGCAATCGCCTCTGCTTGGTCGAGCAGTTGGCTAACTCCCGCTATTCTCCCGTGGTCAACACAAAGTAATTCGTGTGCCATCGGTTTTCCGTCTTTGTCAACGGCACTCATTGCGGTGTCCGCAATACGCCGCTTGAAGGTCTCTGCGAGTTGCCTGAACGCGGCCCATCTCCTGTCAAGGACAAGCGAGAAAATCAGGCTTGCCACTCCGGGGTCAATTCCGTATGCGTCCCGAAGGTGGATGAAGATTTCGGGTCTTCCGATATCTTCATCTTTTTCAAAGCCATCATCTTCTACGTCTGGCATCCGTTACCCCATGGAGTTTCCCGGAGCCATTCCGGGGGCTGCGGCCAAAGTCATTCCACCCTGACCCGTTGCCATCTCCTGCGCCATGTCCATTTCCGGGGTCGGCAACATTCCGGGGTTCACGGGATTCATGCCCTGCGGCATTCCCATGGCGCGGTTCTGATTGCTGATAGCACCACCCATTTCGCCCATCAGCTTGAAATCGTTCTGCAAAAAAGCCTGATGCCATTGGATGTGCCTGCGTGCGGCCTTCTTGACATCCTTTGGAACATCGGGCGAGTCAACAAGGACAAGATGAACCGTGATGTGGACGGAGTGAGGCTCACCGGCCATAACGATGATATCATCCTCACCGAGAAGCATGCGCCGGTTCTCCGCGAACGGGTCGCGGGTGTAGCCCTCTCCCACACTCACCGGCTTGACGAGCAGGCGGCGAGCGTCAATCGGCCCTGAATACAGGTCGGCCATCATCTTTGCGATTTCCCGCGGGTCGAATTGCTGTGGGACTCCGGGGAAGATAGCCATGGCCTGAAGGGTTTGAAGGAACTGCTGACGGTCAATGATTTTGTTTCCGACATAACCGCCAACGCGATACATGAATTCGCAGGGTAGGTCATATAGTTCGTGGGCGCGCCGGAAAAGTCGAGAGCCATTCATGCCCTGAACCTCAATCATGCGATTGCGGTCGGCATACTGGCATTCCATGCCATACACATCCTCAAGGCAACGCGCCACCTCTCTCTGCGCGAACTGAACCTTGAGGTCGGTGCGTAAGTTGGCGGAGTTCGAGCGGACGGCCACCCCTGTCGCGCTTTCGCGTGACGGGCCGCGCTCCCCTCTCCCGACTTCCGGGTTGCCGTTGGTCTTGTCTATTTGGGACTCATACTTCTGCTCCTCAAGGTAGGCTGATTGCGTCACGTCAGGCATGTCAAAAGCCTTGACACCGTTGATGTCAGCAACCCTGTGAATGCCAAGCGGGGTGAAGCGGAACTTCTTGCCCTTCAGACCTGCTGTGTTGGAGACGAGAATCTGACGATGGATGATGCGGTTGAGATTGTCAAGCCGCATGTTCCTGATGGCGTTCTCGCCTTCCTCAAGGTCAAGGACGGGTTCGATTTCCCCGATGCCAACAAAGTCCGAATCCGTCACGCTCGCCCGGTAGAAATAGAATGTGATTGCCCCGGTGTCGTTGGGGTTCGGACGGTACGAAAGCACGGCTGACTCATTTGCTATCACGGTCATGCACGTCTCTGACCAAAGTTCATGTATTTTCACCATGGGTTCGGTCGAGTTGTTCTCGGTGGTCTTGTCGCCCGATTGAGTCCTGATTTCCTCTGAGTCTTCGTTGGATTTTCCACCCGCGAAGTCGGTAAGGTCTTCCGTGTTGCGGTAGATACCGGCTTCGCCAAGACGCTGAATCTCACTCAGGGGGCGGAAGTATTCGTAAATGCACCAGCGCACTCTGTCTTTCGCGTCAGGGTTCCACCAGAACGAGCGGGTATCAATGTGTTCGATTTGCGCCCTGTCCTTGCGGATTCCCTTGGAGCGAATTTTCTTGAAGCCAATCATCTTGCCGGTTTTGTCGTCATAGATTGGCTCGCGCCGGGTTCGATACCCCGTGTCGAATTGCCAGTAGGCGCGGAACACTCCAAGCCCATACTTGCTCCCGGCCTTGACCCATCGCGTCAGGGTCTCAATCGGGTTCATCTTGTGCATGAAAGTGTAGTAGAGATGCTGTTCGATGGCGATGGCGGTCTGCTCGCGGTCATCCGTCCAATCAATCGGCATGACGCTGATCGGGGGCGAATTACCAAGCAGAGACGGAATGACCTTCGCGGACATGCTCTCCACTTGGATATACGCTTCGCGCATTCTGATGTTGGAGCGGAAATCCTGCTCGGCGTTCGCGGTGTTTAACTCGGAAACGATGCCGTAATAGGCTTCATCGGCAAGGTTCCAGATTTCATCGTAGTATTTTGCGCGGTAGGCTTTGGCGGTCTGAAACTTGTCGAGAAAATCCTGAAGAACTTCGCTGTCAACTTCTTCGATGCTTTCAAGAGGATCGCCCTCATCGAATGGCTCCGACTGCTCTCCCTCTTGTTTTGAAAACTCTACTGTCGCTTTGTCCTCTGAGTCCGTCTCTCCGTCAATCTGAAACGGAGATATCTCTGTTGAGGTTTCATCCATTCCAAACGCGCCTTACAAAGTGCAAACTGTAAACCGTGCTATGCTCTGATAGCATAACATGATATCTCCGTGATGTCAAGAGATATTTTTTAATACCCCGCCTTTCTAAACATCGGGATATAATCTTCTTCATCAAGCTCTTCGTCGTAATTATCTTCTACGTCAGGGATTACAGCGTAAGACATGGCCCATGATAGCGCATCTATGAGGTCATCGTGACCTACTCTGGGGTATCCGATAAGCTGGTCTCTGAGTTCAGTCTGGTTTGAGCGCAAGCAAACCATCCCGGCCCGGAACGCAGGCTCCATGGCCCTTATTCTTTGGTCCTTCGCTCCGCTGACCGTGGGAGATTTGACGTACTGAATCGGCATGATGTTGCCGGTGGCTGTCATGTAATTCGCAAACGCTTCCTGAAGGCCGATGAACGCAACCTGGGTCTCAACGAGAATCAGGCGCGGGTTGTATTTTTTATGGAACGTCCATGTCTCATCAACGATTTGACTGAACTGCATTTTTCCCTGAAGTGTTTCCATGACATACCTTTTTCCGTCCGGCCCGATGGCGATGACCACGAACGCGCTCAAGTCTGCATCGGCCCTCTTTCCCGCGGCAGGGTCAACCCCGAGAAAGAACGAGTACGGAATCTTTTCTATGGTCTCGTTTATTCCGTCTGTCGCCTTTTTCTCCGTGACGAGATTCACGAATTCGTTGATGTACTCAGGCTTGAAAATCTGTGTGGCCTTGCTGACCGGGTTGTTGAAAAACTGGCAGGAGATCACATAGTCGTCATCGCGCTCAAGACGCTTCCTGCGCTTGAATTCCATGTCGTTGAACTTGCCGGGGAAAATAAAATAGTGAGGCTTTGAGATGTCGGTGGGGCCGCAACCGCACTCTTTATTGAACAGGGACGGGTCGCACGAATTGAGATGTAAAACCTTCTCTTGGTAGATGTCCCATGATTGCCTGTCCTTGATGATATCTCCATAGATGTCATCGCCATCATAGCGCGTCCCGAGAACATCAACCTTTCCGCCAGGGTCAAGCAGATAAAACGCCTGCGTGAATCCATCCCTCAACCTATCTCTGTTGAGAGAGGTATCGCAGTTGTCCTTGGTGACGATATCATCGAACACGATGAAGTCGTAGTGAGAGCCGGTGACGTTGTTTCCAATCCCGCGCCCCTCGCATGTCGGGTCAATCAGGATGGCATCACGGTTTACGACAAAGCCCTCCCTTGACCATTGCGTTGAGCGCAAGTCCTCCGGCCTTATCTCGGGCCAGAGTTCATTGAATTTCCTGTTGTTCTGTATGATGTTTTCGATGGCGAGAAGGCGTTTTTCAGCGATGGTTGATGTCGCGCTGACAATCAAGAAACGCCAGTTTGGATTGATGGTTATCCTGCGTGCGATGTTTGCTATCACGCAAAGGGATGTCTTGAGGTGTCCGCGTGGTAGCAGGAACATCCTGTCGCGCTTCTGCTCTTGGGAAAGGATGGCGCATATCCACCGGAAGAACGGTTCGTCAATGTCGGGATATTCCATCACCTCTTTGCAGAAAACATATTGGTCTTCCGATGCCCTTTTTGCGAGAGCGGAACGGTGCGCTATGTTAAACGCAAATTTCTTTGAAGCGCGATGCTGTGAAGGCAATTTTGTTCTTTCTCAAGAAAGGTTGCATGCGCTGTTCCCAAAGGTCGTTGGTGCGCTCCCAAAGTATTTCGATTGTCTTCAGTTCTTCTCCCTCCGCCTTTTTTCCGGTTCCGTAATACGAACCGTCAGGATAGAGAGAGAGAGAGATACCAGCCCCGAAAATGTTCTTGCACCCGTGACAGCATAGCCAATGCAGGGCCGTGAACATGCTGATTCCGTTGTTGACCAACATCGGAAGGCTCGTCATGGACAATTCCTGTCCTTCCGTCCATCCGTGCGACTGCCATGCCTGACCGGGAAGGCATCCGCGATGGCACTCCCCGCCATGGGCGATTATGTTTTCACGGCTCGGGTGCGTCCTGACCATCTGAACAAGGTAGTCCGGCCAATCAATAGAAAATAAATTTGCGGTTCGCGAGACTGTCTTGAGCTTTGCAACGGCGATATTCACTATGGCAATGATGAAATCATCATCCATGAGGTTTTCTGATTTCATTCTTTCCAAGTCATCCGCCATGGTTGGGCCGGAGCAGATGAGCAGTCCGTCAAATTTCATGTGTATTCCTCAAAGATGGCTTCTGCGTCCTTGGTTTCGTTGCGAAGCATTATTCCATCGCGCATCAGAGGCTCTTTGATTTTCTTGAATATCTCAAGCAT